GCAAGCGCACGGCCGATCGCTGAAGTCTCGCAGTTCTCCAATGCAGAAGTTGAATTAACACCGCGATCAGAAACGCTCTCACTAGCAAGCCCGGTCGCGTACGCTTTTGCATCGGCTTCCGTTTTATATAATTCAGCACTAACAATGTATCTAGTGTCTGTGGCCTGTTCAATCTTTGTTGCCAATCTTCCATCTGGATAATCCTTCCACCATTTTTCTAGTCGGCTCTCGACTGTTTCGTAATCAGCTAAATTAAACATTAGTCAGCCCCCCATGTGAATTGCGTGTCCATCTCTGCATCAAGGACTGATTTGTATATCGAAAGGTAAGCAAGTCCGTCTTTAAGACTGTCTTCGTGATTTGGTGATTCACTAAGCCGAGATACCTTAACGAGTGCCATACATAACGCGACTTGACTAGGCGTAACCGGATGGTTGAGGTATGCCGACCAGAGTTCACTGATCCGCTTATGGTTGTAGTAAGGGTGACCGTAGATCGCTCCGCGCTCGTGGATCGTACTGACAACATCAGCTAATAATTTCTCAGTTGTTGTTGGCATCAGTTTTATTATCGATCATTCTACGGTGCATTGTCCACCCATCATGACGCCCACGCCAATAGGCGACTGTTTTTGCATTCTCATACATGCCATAAAGCACTATTATTGCAACCATACAGGCTACCCATAATAAGCCAGCTTCTTGTAAACTCATGCGTTCACCTCTGCTAATAAAGTAGGCGTACCGTAAGTCCCTTTTTTCATTCTATAAATGGCCATTTTGACCTGATCTGTGCGCATATTCATACCACGGGCAATCTCTGAGGGTGAATAACCCAGTTTGTAAAAATTAGCCACCTCTTCATACATAGACAAAATCCATTTAATGTTATGTCCTTTTACCCTACGTCTAGGTTTGTAGGCGATTTTTGCAGCTTTTTTAACAGCTGTCGCGCTTTGTGTTTTTACTGGTGAATTGATGTTGGTACTCATCAATTTTTTTCGTAATAGATATTCAAGCATGAGATCTTCTAATTCATTATTCATATAGCCCTATCTGTCCGCAAACTTTGCGGTACAGGCATAGTGTTGCACCTGTGTACGACTTTGTGGATTATTTAGGGCGTAGTTTGTATAACGATTCGGTAACGATGTTACCCGTAATACCTGCCCAGTGCGGTAAATGAGCCATCCTTTGAGATCGGCACTAACGTTGGTGTTAGCGTCTTTCCTACGGCTTCTAGTATAGCAATACCCATCTGCCAATTCGCGCTTCCATAGCGTAAATAAGACGCTTTTTTTCTATCCATTAGATTACCTACCTCTACCCCATATAATGCCCTGTAATGGCTTCCTACGCCCTCTGAATAGGCACTCATGCCTAGTCTATGGGTGTGGCCACACAATACTGATTTACCCCACTTCTTAGCCAGGTTAAGGGCAGTAATACCAGCATGTTGAGACATATTGCCTTCGTCTCCATGAGCTAGCATCCAGCCCGATTCAAACTCGTATGCTTCTTTGTGGTAGGTCATGCCCATTTCTGCAAACCCCATAAACTTTGGGTACTGCAATTCAGGCAGGCTAATTAAGCCAGGTACTTTTAGTAAAGTGTTATAAAGGCGATCAGTATGATTGCTGCGGATAACGTGGCATTCCTTGCTGTACTCACTGAGATCCCACAGGATTGACTTAGTAAGCTCACGATCCTGGTGAATGGTTTGTTTATAAGCGAGAGGTGTGCCTTCGGCCCATTTGCTAATTGTGTTAAAATCAATTTCATCCCCGACCACCAGTACAGAATCAAACTTCTCCCTACGTGCTAACTTGATGACGTTTTTTACAGCTGCTTCGTGATGGAATGGGATTTGTAGGTCACTTATTACTAAGTATCGCTTAATCATCATCCTCATCGGGAGTAGGGATAGTTGGGATAATGCCGTCTTCGCCTACTACCCAGTCGGGCATAGAAGATGGACTATCCATTAAAGCCAACGCAATAGGCTCACTAAATCCAGCCTTACGTGCTGCCTTAAACATCTCATGCTTGGCTATATAAAACACTTCAAGCTTAGATAATGGATCGGGTGATTTACGCACCACGCGCCTATTGATCTTCTTTCGCTTACGTGTGTTAGCCATTTTAAAATTATGACTTACTAATTAAGATAAAGAGATCATCGACACGCTTTTCTAATCGTGTTAATTGATCCTTCATACTAGAGCCACCATTCGGGCGTAACTCATTAAGCCAACCTCTAACTAAAAAACGTAATCCGATTAGCACGCCTGACAGCACGGCGATAACGCCAGCTCCAAAGCCAGCCCATTCTCCCGGTGTCATTATGAAGCATTAACACCTAGATCAGAATCCGCAGGATCTAAGGCTTTAATTAGGGGAGCAACTAAAGCTCCAAGGATTACAGAATATTCAGGCTTCATATTTCCTGCTATTGACAATGCAACAGTAATTCCTGAAGCAGCCACAGCTCTTAAATATGATTTTAAAGCTGCCTGGGTTTGTTTATTTAACTTCATATTTTGCCTCCTAGTAGTGGTATATCCCATGGTGTTGCATCTTGATCGCCTGACTTTGTAAAACTACAGTGAATATGATGTTCGTGTTTATTAAATCCTGTATATGGCCGCCAAGCCCAATTCTTTTTACTGCTTGCTATCTGAGAATTATGAATTACATAAGATAAGCGTTTATCGGTTTTACCGGATTGTCTGATTTGGTCACTAAGATATACGCTGAGTCCTTTTTGCTTAGATAACCCAACACTAATATCAATTGCTCTGACACAATACGATCCATCTGCAACATCTGGATTGTGATCTGATTTTGTGGCAGCATGACGACTATCCCCGATCCAACCATCAGCTGATAAATCCCTATCTGGATACCAGGTATCAATCTGATCTCTTAACTGCACGCCAGCTGCACACAACCAAGGTTTCATTAGCCAAGCAAAACTTTTAGTTCGTCAGCTGTTAAGCCTAAACGATCTGCAATTATTTGTTTTGCCGTTGCCTTTGCTTCTGCTTCTGCTTTTTCAGCTGCTTTTGCTGCTATGTCTTGTTCATATTTTGCAAACTCAGCGTCGTTCATTTCTCTATCAATAACTTCATCGGTTTCTTGATTGTGTATTCTTATCATTGGTCTAGTTGATTTTGACATTAGTTAACTCCGTATATTCTCATTGTGCCAGCAGTTTGAACTTCATTGCTAGAAATTTTGAAACTTACAGAACTAATTGCGGTATTTGTTGCAAAGCCACCAAATAAGCAAGCACGTCTGCCATTATTTGTATCACCTTGATAAATTGAATATCCTTGAAAAGTTTTGTAACGAGTTGTTGCAGCATAATCTTGAATATATAACGATGTAAAATTATTGCCACCAGTTCGAAGATAATTCTGCACACCATCGCTGAAATCTCCAACGTTAGTGCTTAAATTTGTTGCTGTAACAGCAGTATTCGAAAGCTTTACAAATGAAGTAACACTAGAAACATTTGTGTAAAACGCAATAGCATCATCGGATGTATTCCAAGTGGCGTTGCTTACTGTCACAAGCAAGTCTTTATAGGTTTGATCAATGCTAGATACTGTTGTAACTGTGCCGGATAAAGTGGTTGTAGATAACAAGGTCATACTACCGCTTACTGGTGTTGCCCATTTCAAACCCAATGCTTGTGCGCTGTCGGCAGTTAATACTTGATTATTAGTACCAATCGGAATACGAGCATCTAAGGTGCTATAACCCCAAATATCACCTTTGGTAGTTAATGGCGATACTGCGCCTGTTTGTGTGTAGTCAAAAAATATGGCTGCGCTTGCGGAAGTGAAATATAAAAATCCACCTTCCCATTGCGATAATGCTAAAGATCCGCTTGTAGTAACAGTTGCAGTACCGGCTGTAATTGTTACAACACCGCTGTTAATGTTTTGTATTTGAACGGAATCACCAGCTGCAAATAAAGCTGTATTAACTGTGATGGTTGTAGCAGATGCGCTATTCATCTGAATTACTGTGCCAGCATCGGCAGCTGTTAATACATAAGAAGTGGTTTTAGTGCTAGGTGATCCACCGCCCATAGCGGTTTGTTGTAATGAGGTCATCTGAGCAGCTGTTAATACCTGCCCAGTGGTGAACGTCTGTTTAGCCATTTGTACTCCTTAGTAACTTAGGACATTATAGTCTAAAGTGCCATAAATCGTATCATTTAGGATGAGTGCGTCTATGACTGGCTCTAGCGTAGTAAACTGGACTTTCCAGCTGTTTGGTGTAATCACATTACGTGTACCAAAAATTTGCAAGGTTTTCTCTATAGTAGATCCACCTGGCTGGGTAGTAATTACTTTGATCGGATCAAAAAAGTCTAGGCTTAAGGCAGCAATTATGCCTGTGTTGTAATTATCGGTATATAAGTCTAGCAAAACAGAATCACATCTAATACTGGTTTCTGCACGTGATGCGACATAAGCCTGGGCATAATTAAGGGCTACATCATCTGTCTGCATAAGCAAATTGTCTAAATAATAAGATTGTAAAAAATACTTTTCTATGCTGGCTGCATTTGTGGCAACCTGAGCAGTGCCGCCAACTCTTGTAATTGTAGCTTTATTAAATATTAATACATCGTTAATAATCCAATTCACCTGAGAGTAATATATGCCAGTGCCATTATCTGCAAATATAGTCGGCGTACCTGCAATTGATCCTGCGGTGACAGATCTGTCCTGAAACACAAAAGAGCCAGAGCCATTAACATATAAAGCACCATACTCGCTATCAGTAACGGTTTGCATAGCAGCTAAAGATGTTCTAAATGTTCCAGGATCTGCTTGCATAGTAGTTAAACCAGCATCGATATCGCGCATACCAGATGGCCATGCAATTTGATCTAATATTTGTGTAATACGTGTTCCTGATAAATCTCCAGCTGTAGCACCAGTAACAGTGCTTATCTGTGCATTATTAGCCAATTGGAAAGCATCTACAGCTGTAATGGTTGTATAAGCAATTTTTTCATCCGCTTTAGGATAACTCCAAACGTATGAGGTAATAAATCCTGCAAAGATTGGATATGTTACTCCTGAGTAAGTTGCAGTTATCTGCACTTTTTTCATAGGTGTTAAATAAGACGCATATGGCGACAAACTATTTTGTGGATTAAAATCACCATTTTGATCTACTATTCGCAAATTCATTGTCCCAGTCTGAAATTGATCTGCTATAGAATTGCGACCACGTTGTGTAGTAATACTATTAATAAAATCTGATACATCCACAATTAAAGTTGTAGCATCACCTAAAGCATTAGTATCTAAAATGCCTTCATCTAAAATAAGTGTTTGAGCAAAGCCCGGACCAGTTGAGAAATTAATAAGGGCATTAACAACTGGTACTGCCACTATAAACCGCCGGCTGGATTGAGGTTACGGCCTTCATACTTGGCACGCAATATACCTTCTTGTACTAATTCGGTAATTCTATTAGTTTCAATAATACCTGGAGTATTTACGTTTACAGTTATAGGACTTGTAGTACCTGTTGCAGCTGCTACAGCCATGGCTTGACCAGAAGAGTAATTGTTATAATAATTATTAATTATTGTACCCATACCAGATTGTAAAGCCTGACCTGGTCCTTGATCTCCACCACGTCCTAATAAATTTAACATACCGCCTAATTTTTGAGCAGTACTATCTGCAACTTCCGCCAAAACTTTTAATCCTTGCGCTGCGTTCATTTGTGCTAGCAATTGTTTAGCAAGGGCTTCATTATTATCTAATATAGCTATTTTTGATAATAATCTTAATTTAGTTTCTGCATCGGTAGCTTCATTTAATGCAGCATATAACCCTATTCGCTCTACGTCAAACTTATCTCTTAATTGATCTGCAGCTGTTTTAGCTTTTAATTGATTATTTTCTTGTGTACGCAACGCAATTGATTCTTTAATCTTTTTCTTTTCTTGTATTTTTGCTAATTCACTACCAGCATTA